TTCCTTTCTAATGTTTGTATTCACTAACTTTAGTATATAATCAAATGCTTTTGCGACATTTGGATCAGTGACTATCACATATAAAATAACTCCAAATACCAAAAAAAGCACATATTGTGCTGTCATTGGTTAAACTCCTGATTTCTACGATTATCAAGATATTCTAAAATTTCTGATCTCCATCCCATTAACTCAAAGAAACATTCTTGATTGTGAGCACATTTTCTGAGTTCATGGTCTGGTTTTAATACACTTTCATAAAAAAGTCCAAGTGCATCTTTGCGCTTTTGTTGTTTATCAGTCATAGAAATTGTTCAAGAGAAGAGGTTGCTTTCTTTTTGATTTTAGAATACTTTTTAATATAATCAAGTGCCTGTTTATACGTTTTTACACTATGCACTTGACTACCATTATGTATAATACAGAACCCTTTCTTCTTTCCTGCTAGTGGAACAGCAGCCCACATTCCATCATTGGATACAAAACCATCAGGATCTCCTGGTTTTACATTCAGGAGACTCTGATTATGAACATGTGGTTTGAGAAACTTAGTCATCAAGTGCTCCAAGAATAAGAACAATAAAGAAGAAACCAAAAATAAGACCAACAAGAAGTTGTGGTGACATAAATGGAATCCAAGAGAATAAACCCCATGCCCATTGGGTGGCACCTACAATCCACTGCCAAGCAGTCATAACAACAGCAGAACCCAACTTCCATGCCTCCCATGCTAACCATCCACCAAGTGCTAGAATTGCAATTCCACCAAGTCCACTAGAAGAACTAGAAGAGGAAGAATAACCTCCATCATATGAAGATTCTTCAATCCAAGAAGTATCATGATCAGGTTGATCAAAAATAGCAGTGGTACTTATAATTGTAGATCCAGGATTACGTGCAAGTGCTTTCTGATTTGCTTGTTGATAATCACGGGCAATAACAACCTCTTCAAAAGTTGTTCCAGATTCATAAAGAGTCACTGCAACTTTCATAGTGGTGTTCCCTTGATTACCTTTGTATTATAGGGCAGAGTGGGGCAGAGTGGAGGGGCAGAGTGACAGTTCAGCAAGTGGTCAGTGCTTCTAGTTTATTTCCTGCATTTTTCCAGATTTCACGATAGATTGCATCTGGGTCAGGAATAACTTCAGTATCAATCACATTTGTGATACCATCGTAAATCATATAAACATCCTGTGGTTTGACACTGAATGATATACGTGCGGTGTTAATACGAAATCTTTTGCGATAAAACACACTGGTATCTACCACGGCAATTCTAGCACAAATAGGATCGATTAGAATATATGAATGTGCTTTTGATTCAAACTGTTTTGCACCACTAGCAGTCTTTTTAATGTCCCATTGTTTAGAATAGAACATCGCTTTCTTGTCCTTACGTGGTAAAAACCCTTTTCCTTGCGTTTTCACATCCGTCAGGTGCTCTAGGGCATACCGGCCATCGGGATCATTGAAATCTTCCTTCTTGTTAGGTTTCAGGTCAATATACTGCCCCACAATATCAATAAACCCGTATTCGATTGTTTCACCACGGGCAAAACAGTCAATTCCATGTGCAGAAGGATACTCTAAGGCAACCATCTTCGCCTGATTGCAGAAATTTTGGTAAATGGCATCAGGAAGAGAACGAAGTTCCTGAACCAATTCGATGGTGGTTTTCATGATCAACGACGAATGACGGAGATGGCAGGTTGACCCTGCTTAAACACGGTGTCAACGACTGCCTGAACGGACTTGGCAGTGCTGATGCCCACTTTATCATAAACAGGCACACAGACCAGTCCAAAGGTCTTCTGAGACCCTCCTAGACGGATGACCCGTCCAATACTTTGCGAAATACCGATATAATCCATGTTACGCATGAACAGCACTGCCTCAAGTCCACTGACGTTGATACCCTCAGACAAAATAGAGTGATGAAGAACAACAAACTTTTTGCTAGGATCTTTGCCCCATGCATTCAGAGTATCAAAGAATACCTCACGATTGACTTTCTGACCATCGATGATTGCACCAGTCTTGGATGTAATATACAAACAAGAATAACCACGATCAGATAACTCTTTGCGGAAGTCAGATTGACTCAGAAGTTTGATAATCTGTTTGGTAGAACGTGCGGCAATCAGGATTTTGTCCAGTGAGTTCTCATCAATTGTCTCAATCAGATTCTGACAATCACGGTCGGCAATCATCTGCTTATCCTGAACCATATCCAGTTGCTTTACAACAACCTTAGGTGGCAGAATGTATCCTTGCTCTACTAATGTAGGAGCAGGAATGTTACAGATGACTTTACCGTAGACCTCATAATCATTCATCCCTGGCTTGTAAATAGAGAGAGAATGCTTAGGAGTAGCAGTGAAGAAGTAACACCTATCAGCATCAGCAGAAAAGTGCTCCGTAGCAGGGAAAAAGTTACGTTGGACTGAGTTATGTGCTTCATCAAAGTAAATCGTATTGACTTCGATATCTGCTTCTACAAGACGATGTAGAGAGTGATATGTGGTAAAGATTACTACATTCTCACCAGCAGTTCTAGCAGTATTTACAAAAAGATTGATCTTTTCTGCTTTTGTTGTGGAGAAGTGTGAAGTCTCACCACTATGAACATGCATCACATGAGTATTATGAGAGGAAGAAATCAACTCAAGAAACTCAGAACAAAGTTGCTCTGCAAGCAGAATGCGAGGTGCTACAACAACAAAAGTTGGCCCATGATGTCTGACTTCCATATTGGTAATGGCATCATCAATCATACAAATAGTCTTGCCACCACCCGTAGGAATGATTACCTGACCTTTGTTGTTCTGCCACATCGCATTGACTGCTTCATGCTGGTGGGGTCGCAAAGTGATGGTCAAAGGTGTCCCTCGATTACCTTCTTATTATAGCAGAAAACCGTCCCCAGTGCGACCTGGTGGACGGTTCTTAAAGTGTCTTATAGCTTCCTCTTCAACCCTAACAAAGGTAGTCTACAGGGTTTTTACGATAGTGTCAAGCTTGTGCTTCCAATACCAATAACATTAAAGGTTAATGTTGTACCAACTACACTTATTCTTACAGGATCACCAGTTCCACTTCTAAACCCATCAGAACATGATGTAAAACCAATAATATTAATATTACCATTTCCGACTATGTTTTTATTATTAACATTTAAATTACCACCTAACTGAGGATTAGTGTCTTCTATAACGTTTTGGAGTGCAGATGTTAAATATGTGGAAGAATCTATACTTCCGTCTGCCTTTAGGAATTGAGATGATGTTCCAGTGGTAGTAGAAATAGAACTAGCAGTAATACTACCAGTATTAGCAGTAATATTACCAGTAGCAGCAATATTACCAGTAGCAGCAATATTACCAACAACATCTAATTTTTCTGTTGGTGATGATGAATTAATTCCAATCTTTCCATTAGATCCTAATATTAGATTATTCGTAAGATTAAGACTATTACCAAATTCTACATTTCCACTTATATAAGCAGTTCCATTAACGTGTAATTTATATGATGGATTTGTAAGTCCTACACCAAGATTTCCTGCACTAGTAAGTGCCATTAATCTTTGAGTTTCTTTATGCCAGTAGAATCCTCCGGTCGTTCCTGCAATATTAGACGGATTCAGATAAAAATTAAGATTACCTGGACCATAATTCATTATATCCAGAGAATATGATGTGACACCAACACCACTAAATTGAGAAAATGCTCCATCAGTATTTCCATATCTCAATACACCATTATATCCAGTAATACTTTCACTTCTACCTAGACCAATTAGAGATGCATTTGAATTACTCGTAACTTGTAGTGCTGTCTGAGCATTCTTTCTTATGTGAATATCACTCGAAGGTGTGGTCGTACTGACACCTATTTTATTAAAATATGAAGTTCCAGAAAGAATATTAATATTTGATGTGATTAAATCAGGTAATCTAGCATCATCAATAGTTTCTGTTAAATTAGCAGAATCTAGTGCTCCACTAAAAGTAGTTGCCGTTATAATACCGGAAGACATTGTAATTGCTGTTCCGACTTTAAGTTCGGTAAAAGTTGAAATTCCACTGGCAGCATTTACACTTCCCCCAGTTACATCACCAGTAAGATTTCCTATGAATTTTGTTGCCGTTACAATACCGGCAGACATTGTAATTGCTGTTCCGACTTTAAGTTCGGTAAAAGTAGAAACACCAGAAGAGGCATTAACATTACCATCTATATTACCATCTACATTACCAGTTAAAGTACCATAAAATGTAGTTGCTGTTATAACACCAGTAACATTTGCATCACCAAAAACTTCTAATGCACTATCAGATGCTCCGGGACTTGTTGTAGTATTAAGACCAATTTTTGAAGTTGTGTGGAGACCTACTCCGAGATTATCACTAACAAATGTAGTAAATGCATAACCGATAATATTATCAAGAGCAAGTCCATTTTCTAACTCTAGTTTATTTGCAGTAATCGTGCCACCAACAGTTAAGTTAGTTGTAATACCCATACTACTGGCAGTTATAAATCCAACTGTCGTTATACCAGAAACCTCAACATTTCGAGATACAATTAAATCTTGTGTAGTTGTAAGACCAGTTGATCTTATATTTCCATGAACATCTAACTTATATCCTGCAGTAGGAACTGAAGTTCCAATTCCCACAAGACCAATGGGACTTACAACAAAGTTATCATTATCAACTTGTACTCCACTACTAAAATTAAATGCCTTCCTATAATTTGCCATTATTATCAGCTTTAGAGTTATTTATATTTACACTTAAATTAAATGCTATCGAAATACGATCCTCCTCATCATCATTACTATTCGGTGAAACGGAATGCATTAAATCTGCTGGAAATATTATCATAGTTCCTTCTGTAGGTTTAATCTTATGTGTATTTTTTAAAAATAAATTTTCTTTAGTTTCTTTATCTAATACTTCTAGTAAATTATAATGTAAAAAACAATTTGGATTTCTTAATTTAATTTCTCCACTATTTTCATTTGCTTTGATCCATAAACATCCTGCCAAATTACATTTAGGATGATTATGATCCACATTGCTACTATTTTTTCCATTTATATTAATCCACGAACCATCAAAACCGATTGAGGTTTCTGGTCCAATATAAGATCCTACAGAGTTTATAATATATTTTTGCATAAAATCTCTGTATTTTATAAATCTTTCTTGATGTAGAAGGATAGGAGAATGCCAACCATCGACATTTGAATTTTTCAATCCTTTTGTATTATTTTTTTTCTCCAAATAACAGAAATCGATCAAATCATCTTGTATATCATCAAATTCAGGTTTTGTATCTATTTTAAATAACGGATAAGGAAATAAGGGCAATAAATCAACCATAATATAAAAAAAATTACTTTTGATTATTTATGAGATTCTCATAATATATGCAAGAGAATAATATGGTGGGATGTTTGCATTGGTTGCAGGAGAACCATTTGCTACTATCGAAATACTTGAATTGTTTGCTGTTACTTCTTCAAGTACTTGAACGTTTTCACCACTCTCGTCAACTGTTTCTTCACTTTCAGTTACACTAGTCGTTACTGAAGGAGTGGTCGTTACTGTACTACCGACTTTAAAGTCGTGACTGTGGGAAACAAGAGTAGCATTAGCAATACCACCTGTGTTATTCGGTGGTACATTTGGGTATTCAACACTAGCACTATCGCTATGAGCACCTAATACAAATTGATTTCTTAAATTTGGAGTTCTATTATTTCCATTACATAATTTATATCCTGTAGGGATAGTTGCAATAGTGCCCGACCATAGAATAATACCTCCAATTGGAACAGTTCCAGTCGATGCAGTTCCTAATGAATCCGCAAGTAATTGTGCGTTTGTTTGTGACATTAACTTATTCCTTTATATTAGTATTTAATAATTGGACGCATTCCAGTGTATGGTGGTAGGTTTGCATTGGTTCCTGTTTGTGTGTTGCTGTCCACTGCAGCAGGAGTTAGACCTTTAATAGCAGTACTTCCACTAACAGATAAAGCACCAGAAAAAGCGGTATTGTACATCTTTCCCTGACCTTCGTTCTCACTATCAGCGTCCATATTAAAAGTCCCAACCTCAGTGCTGGACCAACCATTTTGACCATTTGCAAATGCTAGATGATCATCACCGGGGAAAACGTGTTGGTGACTAGCAGCACTAAGAGTTCCAGAAGCATGACTATGAGCAATCAAAGGAGAATTAGCACTACCAGCACCAGGACCAGGAACTGCAGAATAACCTGCAAATCTATTCACCAAATTGGGAAGTTGCCCAATTACACCATATGAGTTACTCAATATAGAGCGAAGATGTTGTAATAATAATGCATCAATGCCCTGGAACGTTCCTGATGTTGGAATTGTAGTGCCATCACAATACAAATACCCATCTGGTGTTGTTGCTGATGCTATGTAAAATACAGAACCACGAGGCACTGATGGTTGCCAACTCACTCCAGCAGTTGCATTAGTATCGGCAGTTAAAACATGTCCATTCTGTCCGACCGAAACTTTTATAGCAGAATTATTTCCGGTTGCTGCAAGAATTTCACCTTTAATATCCCAATCAAGATTACTAATTAAACTTCCTTGTCCACCAAGTCCAATAATAAAAGAAGTTGTTCCAGATAAAGGTGCTGTTGTAAATCTTATTGTATTTGTATTTTCTCCACTATCTGCTCCTTGATTTATTATAATAAAATAATCACTTCCTGGTTTTTGGATAATTCCACCAAGAGAAACAATTAAGTTTGCAGAACTTCCGGCAGGTATAAATGCATCACCAGCACGAAATAATCTGAAATCTGTACGAGATCCATTAAATTGTGATGAAATATCATCAACTACAATAGAGTTACCAAGAGGGAAATCTCCAGTAATTGATCCAATCGCAGCAGGAGTAAATCCAAGTGCATTCGTAACCTCTGCAGAACTTATAAGATCTTGTGTTCCATTGGAACGCAAGATGTGATATATGTCGTTTCCATTTAAATTTGTGAATGCTGGTATTGTTGCAATAAACTGATCTGCTGTTATATTATCATTAAGAGTTACATTACCATTAATAGTAGTAGTATCTGAAGATTCATTTCCAAGTGTGGTATTACCAGTAATAGTAGCATTACCATTAATAGTAGTAGTATCTGAAGATTCATTTCCAAGTGTGGTATTACCAGTAACGTTTAATGCTCCACCAATATTAACTGTTTTTCCAATTCCAACACCACCAGCAACTACAAGTGCTCCAGAGGCAGTTGATGCAGAATCTACGGTAGAGGTAATTTTTATTTGCTCATCTGCTTTAACTTTTCCTTCAAAAGTAACAGGTCCACCAAACTGTGAGAGAACCTGTCTAGATTCTCCACCTTCTACAACTAATCTTTCCTTAATTGTAACTTCATCAAATACAACACTCAGTCTTGATGGATCTTGACCAGTCACAGTCGGAACTGGAATATCAAAATTAGTTTCTTCACCAGTTGCGGATGATTTCTTCTGATTTCCAATATAGAAATCACCTTTGTTATTCATACCAGTATAAACAACAATACCAGATGATCTCTCCTGCGATTGTGATAAGAACTCTTCTCTTTCTGTAAGAGTTCTGTTTTGAACTTGTGGAAGACCCGTAGAATAGTTTCCAGGACCATATCCAAGATATTCAAATGTATGGCCAGAAGCACGTATAATTGATGGTCTACGGAATTCAATTGAAGGAACTTTAATCTTTTTAATTACTGAGTTCTCAATGTGTGCATCTGGTTTTGAACCAAGTGCTCCACGAATAACTGTAATTTTATCGGCAGGAGGAGTTCCACTAAGAGAATTACTTGCAATTCTCATAATTTCATTCTCGACCTGAATATAAGAACCTAATGGGAATCTTGCCATAGTTCCGGCAATGCCAGGGCTACTTACAGAGAATGTTGTTGTTGTCGATTCTTCATTAATACCACCAGATTGGGAAAGAGTTAATGTTTCTCCATCAAAAATAGTAATTGCTCTTCCATCAAGATTTTCATTTGTTCTATCAGAAACACCACTATTTGATGATAATCCGTGCTTCAGAATATGTCCACTATCAATACTAGTTACCTCAGATTCTGTTTTGAAGGTAAATGCCGTTAATCCTACAACTGTTTCGACTATAAAATCTCCTTTATTATCATTAGAACTGTTAATAATTTTAAACTTATTACCAAGTGCTAGTCCATGCCCACCATTAGTATTGATTGTTTGAATTCCATTAGAAAAACTACTTGAAGATATTTGAACAGAAGGTGCAGTCACAAATAGATAATTATCTGTTGTAATTACCGGATCACCAGTTGTTCTTGCAATCGAAATACTATCTCTAGAAATAACATCATCAATACGATGATAAGTATCAGTTCCTGTTCCAATACCAGTAAACTGAACTACATTCCCAACTGGAGATGAAATATCAGCAGAAGTGACTACAAAGTCATTACCAGATCCTAATGATCCAATAACATTCTTATCCAAATAATATGTTCCTGCAGAATAATTAGAACCACCGTTCATAATTTCTACGGAAGTTATATTTTGACCAGGATCATCTACAACAACTTTTGCCGTTGCTCCATTCCAAGTGGACAATCCCGATTCATTATAAATTTTTACATTATAATAAGTTCCTGGAGTAAAGTTTGAAGTTGAAGGATTAATAAGTCCAGTTACAATACTATTAAAGTTATGATTTCTATCGAATTGAATAGTTGGTGTTGTTGATGTTGGGTTTGTGACTGATGTTATATCAAGACCAATACCGAGTGATGTTAGTAATAAGTCAGCACTTTCTCTTGTAATACTCTTCTTAAGGTCATCTGTCTGAACATCCCCAATTGGAGACCTTAAAGCATAAGTTTTTGCAGAATTTGGATCATCATTAGGATTATCTCTATCAAGTTGTGGATATAAATCAGTTACATTTTGACTGTATTTCAGATTTGTAAATTCATCCTGAATAGCATTATTAGAATTCAGTGGGTAAATATGATAAACACCATTCGAATCTCCCTGACTATATTCGGAAATAATTTCATTCCTATAAACATAAAGATTTGATTTTAAGTCAGTTCTTTCAAATCTTGGAAGTAATCTTGTTCTGGTATTTACATTATTCGTAAATGTTCCTGGAGTGATTAATGTTGCATATGTAAATGTCAAATCATCAACAACAGTAACATCATATGTTCCATTATATGCAGTACCGCTAGTGCTAGTATCAGTTACATTCTTAATAGTAACGGTATTACCGGTTTTTAAATTATGAGGAAGTTCTGTAACAACAGTGACTGTTGGTGATGAGAAAGAACAAGTTTTAATAAAACTTGGATTACGATTATAATCATACTGTGAAGTAGTAATACCGGCGGGATTTATATACTCATCTTTAAAATATCCAGTTGTACTGGATTCTTGAATAATAAATCCAGATTCAGGTGTCTTTCCATTGTCAAGTTGACTTGGAACTACAACTCTTACTTTATAAATCTTCTCATCTAGACTTCTATTATCTGCAATTCTCTTGATGATGGTTGGTTCTGATGCACCAGTTCCAGAAAGTTGTCCAGTTATACCATTATTAGATACTTTAATATACCATTGACTTCCATCCCACTGAACTGGGTGTCCGGCATCACCAGATTGTTTATCAGAAACTCTCGTAAGAATTTTTAGATTTGTTCCACCATATACATTGATTTCTTCATTAGATCCTGCTTCTGCTTCTGATGCCGCAAGTTTAATTGTAGTGGTAGAAAGACTAACATCAGGGACAATTGCATAATAAACTGTGTTAGTTCTTAAATTTTCTGGTAGATCTCCATCATCACTGATAATAATGACCTTTTCACCTGTTGTTAAATTATGAGTTCCTATCGTAAATGCATTTGATGAAGGTCCAGAAGTTACCGGATATTCCCTAAATGATGAAGAACCATCCGTCATTAAAATATCTGCCGAATATTCTGTTCCTCCAACAATAAGGAAAAGTTTATCATTTACTTTTGCACCAACACGATAACCTTGTGTAAGAATTGGTGGTTTTACATCCTCATTATTAAATCCAAAAAGATATAGTTTTGTATTATCTGATGTTTTTGAGTTATCAAGTGTCAACCAATCAATATCTTCTTCAGTAGAATCAATTGTTCTTGGTGGAATAATATGAGTAATAAATGCTTTATTATCTTTCTCGAATGCTTCTTTCTTAAATCCTTCAGAGATTAGTGATAACTGACCAAAGTTTGAGTTTGAGTTGGTTACAGAGGCATCTCCTCCACTTAGTGCCTCAAAGTGCTTATTATATCCAATTGCAAAGACAGAAACAATTTGAACAATCGCATCATTGGACATCTTAATATGAGTTTGTTCCCATCCTTTTCTATAAATGACATCAGAATCTAAGTGAAATGGATTTGCACTTGATGAAGATTTTGAGGATAAAGTTGAACCTGTTTGTTTCGTTCCTGGAGTATAAAACCCATTTTGATATTCTCTATTAGATTGATTGTACTTTACAAATGCACGATCATCTTTTTGTAAACTAACTCCTGTAAATTGAGCCACAACCATACTACGGAATCCGGTTGCTTTGGATCCGTCAGCGTGCATTCCATTCATACCCCATACAGAACGCATAGAGATATTGAAGATATAAGGAGAAGCACCAGATACGGTATCAGTCTCAATTGTTACCATTGCTCCAGTCGGAGTTGGGCTTGCAGTTATAAGTTGAAGATCTGCTGATGTCGAAAAGAAGAATATATTATCATTGTCTTCATCAACATTTGTGACCTTGGTTGAAACATTATAAGCATCTTCACTACCTACATTTGTTACACCTTTAATACGAATCGGTGTTCCTACGTTTAATCCATGAGGACCTTTTGTAGTAACAGTAATTACGCTTGATGGTGTTGATGCATCACCCGATTTAATTGACTCAATTTCAATCGCATCTGCTGCAAATGCACCAACAATTTCATATTCTGGTCTTACTGCAGTAAACCCTAAAGAATTGGATGAAAATCTATCATCACTATCAACTTCTCTACCAGATCCTGAATTATATGCTAATGATAATTTTGCATAATATATTTCAAGGTCCGTTGCACCAAGTCCTGCTCCCGTATTAGTATACTTATTCACTCCATCGGCATATTCAAATACTGTAAGTTTATGGTGCGAAAATGTTGGAGTTGATTTTATAGTAGAACTATTGGGTTGTGTATAAACAGTTCCAAATTCATCACCATCAAAAACAGAGAACTGCCAGAGATAACATGCTCCAGTAATTCTAAAGATTGCAGAATTTAGTACATCATCATCAGTTGGATTGGGAATATAAAGAGGGCGTACTTTGGTTTTTCTTAGGTCAAGACCAACAATTGAAGTTCCACGAGGAACAATTACACCACCATTTACACTATTAAACTTATAGAGATCATTATTTGCTTGTGTTAAGTCAAAAACAGAATCTAATGTTAAAGAAAAAGGTCTTGCTGTGGTGCCATCAAGAGTTATAGGATTTCCTCTAGTGGCACCATTAGAAGTATCAATTGAATATCCTGGTCTATTATCAATAACGTGCTCACCAGGCATCAGAAGAATAGTAGTTTTCTCTGTCTCGTCGTTACTATTTCCTCTTACATATGAAAATCTTGCAGACTCAATCAGTGCTCTCTGAACCGTTTTAAAAGGTCGGGCAAGTGAATTTCCTTGATTACTAATACTATCAGTCGAATCTAAATCTGATGGACTTACATATAAAATCCGACCTTCAGTATTCTTAATAAGATTGTCAAATTTGTTTAATGGCATTTTATTGCTGCTTCTATGCTATTTCTATAATTTATTTATCTCAGTAAATCTTCCTCTCCATTATAGAAACTTTGTATCTCCTCTGGTAAGTTCTCGGGATTTAATATCTCAATATCATCAAAGCAAGGATGACACTGTTCCATAATCAAATAATTAGATCCTTTGTAAATATCTTCTACAGAATATTCTTTATTGTTATCTGCTTCTTTTACTATTTCTCGATCATAAAAATAACCCACGGGCAAATCATCAAACGTAAATGGCACATCATTAAGAAAGAACATTTTGACTATCATCCTATAGTCATTATACCAACACTTCTTAGTGGTTACTGCATAAGACATAATATTATTCTTTCTTTTATTTATTTTCATAAAAAAAGGTTCCCGCACCACCAGGAACCTTATGTTATTCACTCACCAAAGAAAAACCCTATCATATAATCATCATTTCTCGCAGAGTAACTTTACATCTAGTGGGGCTAACTCCTTCCCCTGAGTGCGAGTAGGGAGACTTGAACTCCCACGAGATTAATTCTCAACAGATTTTAAGTCTGGTGCGTCTACCGATTCCGCCATACTCGCAAGACATTACACTTATCCGTATGCTATGTGGGCATCACACCCAGTATACTGACAGTTTGTAATGGAGCAAAAAGAAAGTAACCAACTCTCTAGATCACAGTGTGGTTAGCACCGTCGCGGG